TTATATGCCACAAGTTGGAAACAAGAAATTCCCATACACAGAAAAAGGCGAGAAAGAAGCCAAAGAGTATGGAAAAAAGAAGTCTATGCCTGTCACTGTGATGATTGCTATTGGTAAGCCTAAAGCTATGCCTACCCGTGGTGGTCGCACTGCTACCAATATGATGAAGAAATCTACAAGGGGTAAATAATGGCTTCTTTAACTTCTCCCGTTACCCTCCTTAGTGCTGTTGTTGCCACAGGCGCATCAAAAGCAGTTCAGGCTGATCCTGGTCAACCCGCATTTCTTCAAGTTTCAGGCATTACAAGTGCTACTGTTGCTTTGCAAGGCAGTCTGGACGGTGTAACATATTCAACGATTGGTACAGCCTTAACTGGTGATGGCATGATTACTGTGGCTAATGCGCCTAAGTATTTAAGAGCCAATTGCACAGTTTATGTAACTGGAACAATCACTGCCAAGATCATGTACTGATATGAAACAAGGTCTCTACGCCAATATCAATGCCAAACAAGAACGAATCAAAGCGGGTTCTAAGGAAAAGATGCGTAAGGTTGGCTCTAAAGGTGCTCCTACTGAGGCGGCATTTAAGGCTGCGGCTAAGACCGCAAAGAAAAAATGAAATCTCCTGCTTGGCAAAGAAAAGAAGGTAAATCTGCTTCTGGGGGGTTGAATGCCAAGGGAAGAGCATCGTATAATGCACAAACGGGTGGTAATTTAAAACCACCAGTAAAGTCGGGAGATAACCCTCGTAGGGCATCCTTTTTAGCACGAATGGGCAATATGCCTGGCGCTGAGATGAAAGATGGGAAGCCTACCCGACTCCTATTATCTCTTAGAGCTTGGGGCGCAACGTCCAAGGAAGACGCTAAAGCAAAAGCTAAAGCGATCTCTAAGAGGAATAAATGAGACCTGTATCCGTTGGAGTTGAACCTACAGCCGCTACGCTGACTACTGTTTACACAGTACCTACGGGTTACTACGCCAAATTCACAGTCATGTACATCCACAATACTGGTGGATCGACAAAACACATTACTGTGGTGTGGAATGATGCAAGTGCCGCCACTTCCTACGACATCCTGACTGAATATAACTTTACTTCTAAGAATTACCTTCAATTTGATGGCAATGCTTACATCGTTTTAGAAGAAGGCGATAAGATTGAAATTACGACTGAAGCGGGTAGTACGTTCAGTTTTATTGCCACATTTGAAGTATTTGGAGCGCAAAGAACATGACCTACCTAGAACTTGTTAACGATGTGCTTGTGCGTTTGCGTGAGACTACTGTTTCTACTGTTTCAGAGACAACCTATTCCGCTTTGATTGGCAAGTTTGTCAATGATGCTAAGAGACAGATTGAAGACTCTTACAACTGGAACTGCCTTGCTCAAACAATCACAGTAACGACTACTGGCGGTACGAGTTCTTATGCTTTGACAGGTGCGGGACAGAAGTTCCGTGTCAATGATGCAATCAACACAACAAGTTTGATTGGTCTACGAAATATTGAGTTTGTGGACATGAACCGCAAACTAAACCTTGGTGCACCTTCTCAGTCTATCCCTTCAGAGTTCTGCTTTAGCGGTGTAGATGGCAGTGGAGACACCAAAGTAGACCTGTTTCCTGTTCCTTCTGGTGCTTTTACTCTGTTGTTTGACCTGACAATCCCTCAAGCTGCTTTGTCTGCTGATGGCACATCTGTAAAGGTTTTGGACTATTTGGTTGCTCAAAGTGCCTATGCTCGTGCTTTGATTGAGCGTGGTGAGGATGGCGGGACTGCTTCTAATGAAGCGTACGCTCTATTCCGTGGAATGCTCTCTGATGCTATTGCATTGGAGTCCACTCGTTACCCTGAAGACAACTTTGTGGCGGTCTAAATGGCATCACCACTTCAAAGTCAAAGCATTAGCGCACCAGGCTTTTATGGCTTGAACACGCAAGATTCGCCATTGGATTTGGCATCTGGCTTTGCTTTAGTCGCCAATAACTGTGTGATTGACCAATATGGTCGTGTAGGCTCTCGTAAAGGTTACACAAGGGTTAACTCATCATCTGGCAATCTCGGTGCTAATGACGTTACTGTCATCCATGAGTTAGTCCAAACTGATGGCACTTTGACTGTTTTGTTCGCAGGGAATCTCAAGTTATTCAAACTTGGTACTTCTAATGCTGTGACTGAGTTGACCTATGGTGGTGGAGGCTCTGCTCCTACCTTTACTGCTAACAACTGGCATTGTGCTTCTCTGAATGGGATTACTTACTTCTTCCAATCAGGACACGATCCACTCATCTTTGACCCTGCTATAAGTACAACTACGTATCGCAGAGTTTCTGAGAAGTCTGGTTATGTAGCAACTGTTCCGCAAGCAAACATCTGCATCTCTGCGTTTGGTCGCTTGTGGGTGGCTAATACATCTACAGATAAGGTGACGATTACCTTCTCTGATCTGATTGCAGGTCATGTATGGGGTGGTGGCACTTCAGGAACACTGGATGTATCTCGTGTTTGGCCTAATGGTGCTGATGAGATCATGGGTCTAGCGGCTCACAATGACTTCTTGTTTATCTTTGGTAAACGTCAGATTCTTGTTTATTCAGGTGCTACGACACCCGCTACGCTTGCTTTGAGCGACACAGTAGGCTCTATTGGGTGTATTGCTCGTGATTCAATTCAGAGTATCGGTACAGACGTAATCTTCTTGTCTGATTCAGGTGTTCGTTCATTGATGAGGACTATCCAAGAGAAGTCTGCTCCTTTGAGAGACCTATCTAAGAATGTTCGTTCCGACTTGGTTTCATCTTTGGCGGTGGAGACTCTTGCTAATCTGAAGTCTGTTTACTCAGAGAAGAATGCTTTTTATCTGTTGACGCTTCCAGTAACAGCACAGGTCTTTTGCTTCGATACAAAGATGCAATTGCAAGATGGTGCGGCTAGGGTCACTAAGTGGGATTCAATTGCTCCTACAAGCCTGTATTCGCTTCGCAATGGTGATTTATACATTGGTAAGAGTGGATATATTGGTAAGTATGCAAGTTTCTTAGATCACACATCTACTTATCGGTTTTCTTACTTTACGAACCATGCGGATTTGGGCGACCAGAATCAGATTTCTATTCTCAAGAGAATCAAGACTGTAGTGATTGGTGGATCAGACCAGTTCGTCACTATTAAGTGGGGATTTGACTTCGCTGCCAACTACTTATCGGGTAATGCTTACATCCCTGAACAGAAGAACTATGAGTATGGTCTTGCTGAATATGGTGTGGCAGAATACTCTGGTGGTGTGCTTATCAAGACACTAGATGTGAATGCTTCTGGTGCGGGAAAGATTGTTCAAACTGGTTACGAAACCACCATTAACGGCACACAGTTGTCAATTCAGAAGATTGAGATTCAATCTAAGAACGGCAAGATTTCGTGAGTATGAAGCTCACACAAGGAGAATAGATTGTCTAATTACACAAAAAGTACTAACTTTGCCACCAAGGATAACTTATCTCCTGGTGATCCGCTTAAGATTGTCCGTGGTACTGAGATTGACACTGAGTTCAATAACATCTCTACTGCCATCTCTACTAAGACAGATAACTCTGCTGCGGCAATTACTGGTGGTTCGATTAGTGGTATTACAGACCTAGCCATTGCTGATGGCGGTACAGGAGCTTCTACGGCTACTGCGGCTATCAATAATCTGTTGCCTAGCCAAACAAGTAACGCTAACAAGTACCTTCAGACAGATGGCACTAATGTTTCTTGGGATGCAGTAAGTCTTTCTACTTCCGACATTACAGGCACTCTTCCTGTCGCTAATGGTGGTACTGGTGTAACTTCATCTACTGGTACAGGCTCTGTTGTTCTGTCAAACAGTCCTACTCTAGTGACTCCCGCCTTGGGAACTCCTGCTTCTGGTGTGGCAACTAACCTCACTGGTTTGCCGATCTCAACTGGCGTTTCAGGTCTTGGTACTGGTGTGGCTACATTCTTGGCTACTCCATCATCTGCAAACCTGATCTCTGCCGTTACTGATGAAACAGGTACAGGCTCATTAGTCTTTGCCACTAGCCCAACATTAGTGACTCCTGCTTTGGGTACGCCATCTGCTTTGGTAGGCACAAACATCACGGGTACGGCCTCTGGTCTGACTGCGGGTAACGTCACCACTAACGCAAACTTAACAGGTGCAGTCACTTCTGTTGGCAATGCAACCTCTTTGGGTTCGTTCAGTTCTGCCAACCTTTTAGGTGCTTTGACAGACGAAACAGGTACAGGGTCAGCAGTCTTTGCTACCTCCCCTACCCTAGTAACTCCTATCCTTGGAACACCCACTAGCGCAACTTTAACGAACGCTACAGGGCTTCCTATCTCTACAGGTGTATCAGGTCTAGGAACAGGCGTAGCAACCTTTCTAGCGACTCCTAGTTCAGCTAATCTACGTTCTGCTTTAACTGATGAAACAGGAACAGGCTCTGCTGTTTTTGCGACTTCTCCCACTTTGGTAACTCCTATATTGGGAACACCCACAAGTGCAACCCTGACCAATGCGACAGGACTTCCTTTAACTACTGGTGTGACAGGAACACTACCTACTGCCAATGGTGGTACTAACCTAACATCATTCACATCAGGCGGTGTGGTTTACGCAAGCAGTACAAGTGCATTGGCTACTGGCTCTGCGCTTACTTTTGATGGGACTAATCTTGGAATCGGTCTTACTCCAAGCGCAAATCAAGGGCGTATTCAAGCAAATGGAAGCGGTCAATCATGGTTTAAATTTTACGATTCAACTGCTGGATGGAACTTTGGAACTTTTTACAAAGCAAATGGGTCTACTGCGCTTGCATACTTAGGCTCTGGTGGTGGCAATGCTATTGCTGGTGCTTCTGTTGATGATTTTGTTGTTCGTGCTGAAGGTGCTTTAGTATTTACTTCTGGTGGTAGCACAGAAGGTATGCGCCTAACCTCGACAGGTCTGGGTATTGGGACGAGTTCGCCTAAAGCAAAACTGCAATCAACTACATCTATATTTTCTGGCGGTTCAACTGACGGAACTGAAATCAATGGAACATCTTTATACATTGGTTACACAGTAGGCGCAGGTGTTGGTCGTGCTATTCGTTTAAGCCAAACTGACAATAACGGGTATGCAGGTCTTTCCTTTTTTGGAATGACAGGGACATACACAAATACTGCACTACCAAGCACAGGAACATACAACACACAACTGATGTATTTGGATGGTCAACTTGGCAATCTAGGGCTTGGTGTTACACCGAGTGCTTGGGCTACTGCGTATAAAGTTTTGCAAGTTGGTTCGCCATCTGGTGCATTTTTAGCGGGTTCAACAGACACAAATGCACTTACTCTTGGCTACAACACTTTTAACAATAGTTCTAGAGATTGGAAGTACATCAATACTGCCGCCGCTAGTTATTATCAACAAAGTTCAGGCTCTCATTACTGGTATATAGCCCCATCAGGAACAGCAGGGACTACTGTCGCATTTACTCAGGCATTAACTTTGTCGGCAGTTGGTAATTTGTTATTGGGCGGAACATCTGACCCAACAAGTGCGGCAAAAGCCATTGTGATTTACAACGGTACAGCACCAACAGGAAACATTGCTGGTGGCACTTTGTATGTTGAATCAGGTGCGTTAAAGTATCGTGGTTCATCTGGAACTGTAACTACATTGGCGGTCGCATGATTACACAACAACTAATATTTGAATATTTTGAATACAGAGATGGCAATCTGTATTGGAAAAAGTCATTTAATCCAAACAAAACCAATTTAATTGGACAACTTGCTGGGTCTATTCACAAAACTGGATACCAACATATTACTTGGATGGGCAAAAGTCATAAAGCACATCGTTTGATATTTATGTTTCATCATGGCTATATGCCTGATTTCATTGACCATATCAACAATGTTCGCAACGACAATCGTATTGAGAATTTAAGAGCGGCTACTCGCAGTGAAAACAACTTTAATGCCAGTATGTGTAAAAACAATAAGAGTGGTTATCGTGGAGTTAACTGGCACAAGCATAGTAAATCATGGATAGTGCGTGTGATGACACATGGTAAATCCAAGATTATTGGTTACTTCAAAGACCTAGAACTTGCGGGTTTGGTTGCTGACGAAGCAAGAGCATTACATCATGGCAAGTTCGCCTACAAAGCATCACACCCATAATCTTTAAAAGGAAAATATCATGAACACCACTTGGACTATCTCAACACTTGAGCGTGAAACCTCAAACGGCTTTGTAACAACTGCTCACTGGCAAGCCACAGCAGTAGATGGAGACTACACAGCCTCTATCTATTCAACTTGCTCATGGGCTGATGGCACACCAACAATAGCCTATGCAGACCTGACACAAGACACAGTCCTTGGTTGGGTATGGGCTAATGGTGTTGACAAGCAAGCCACAGAAGATGCACTGGCGGCTAATATTGCTTTGCAGAAGAATCCTACGCAAGCGTCAGGCACACCTTGGAGTGCAACATGAATTTGAATTTAGACGCAAACGAAGTGCAATTTATCTTGAACGTGCTGGGTGAGATGCCCGCAAAATCAGGCGTATGGCCTCTGATTCTTAAAATAAAAGAACAGGCTGAAGCGCAAGTTCCTAAAGAAGCGGAGTAAACAATCATGGCCGTAACCAGTCAACAAATTATAGATTTCTTGCTTGCTAATCCAGGCATGAGCGATGCCGACATTGTTGCGGCTATGGAGCAATATGGAGTCTCTCCTGCTCAGATGGCTCAAGCTGTTGGCTTGTCAGAGGGCGAGGTACTTTCTAGGGTTGCGGTTACTGTTCCTCCTGGCTCAAGTGTTACCCTTGGTGATACTCGTGTTGCTCCTCAATATCAAACTACTGGTTCTGGTATGGATCAACAAGTTGGCGGTCTTGAGAATGTTTATGTTGAAAAAGTCCCAACTGGCGATGTTAACTATAAATCCCCTGTTGGGACACCAATTCAGGTTTACAGTCCTACTGGCGATCTTGTAAACACCATAAAAACTAAAGAAGACCAATCATTCTTTGGTGGCTTGGTAGATGCCTTTAAAGACCCAGTTGTCCAAGCCGCTTTATTAGGTGTGGCTGGTGGTGCTGGTGCTTTTGATGGCTTACTTAGTGGTGGGACAGGAGCAGGTTCAGCATTTGAGGCTCTAAATGCGGGTGCTACTGCAATGACCGATTTAGGTGCTTTTGAGTTAGCTAACGCAGGTGCTTCAGCCTTAACTGATTTAGGTGCTTTTGAGTTAGCAAATGCTGGCGCTTCTGCATTAACAGACTTGGGTGCGTTTGAGTTGGCAAATGCGGGTGCTGGCGCACTGACAGATTTAGGGGCATTTGAACTAGCTAATGCGGGTGCAGGTGCTTTAACACCCACCTTTGTTCCTCCTGTGACTCCAACTGGATTGCTTACTCCTCCTGTAGTCCCTCCAGTTGTACCGCCTGTTGTTCCTCCTGTAGTTCCTCCTACAGTACCACCAGTTGTTCCACCTACTGTGCCTCCAGTAGTGCCACCTGTAGTTCCTCCAGTAGTGCCTCCCGTTGTGCCTCCTACAGGTGTTCCCACAGTTGTTCCTCCTATTTCTACTGTTATTCCTCCAATTGCTGACTTGTTAAAAACAGGTCTAACTGCGGCTCAGATTGCTCAACTGTTATCTACAGGAACACAGACTGCGGCAGGTTTGCTTCAACAACAAACATCCAAAGAAGCGGCTCAAAAGGCTCAAGCAATGATTGATGCTGAGACTGCGGCAGCTAAAACTTCTGCGGCCTTCAGACCTATTGGCATGACTACTAGGTTTGGTGCTTCACAGTTTGGTTTTGATCCAAAGACGGGTCAGTTAACAAGTGCGGGATACACACTTAGCCCTGAAGCTAAAGCGGCTCAAGATAGGTTTGTCAAACTTGCTGAACAAGGAATCCAACAAGCAGAAGGCGCACAAAAAGCCTTTGAACCACTTCAAACAGGTGCTCAGAGTTTATTTGGTTTAGGCAACAAGTATTTGGCTCAAACACCTGAATCAGTTGCAGAAAATTACTTAAAGAGCCAGATGGCTTTATTGCAACCAGGCAGAGAGTTAGAGTTGGCTAATCTGCAAAACAGACTCCAACAACAAGGTCGTGGCGGTTTGTCTGTGGCTCAAGGTGGTACTTTGGGGGCTACTACTCCTGAACTACAGGCATTGTTTAACGCTAGAGCGCAACAAGAAGCTCAATTGGCGGCTAATGCTCAACAAGCGGGTCAACAACAAGTTGCGTTTGGTGCGGGTCTATTGGGTACAGGCGCACAGACTATGGGTCAGTACTATGGTGGTCAGCAAGCGGCTTATACGCCC